CTTAAAATGATTGCATCCACTCTAATAGGATGTTTTTGGCTTCTTGGTTAGTTAATTCTGGAAATTCAACTACTAAGTATGATGTTGCACCATACATATTAGTTTCTCCAGATTCTCTTAGGTCATCTAGATATTCTTTATGTTCTTGATTCATATACCTCCCATTTGTTTCTGTTTATCAGTTGGTTGTTTACTCAATCTATCTTCATATGAACATGTTGTATTACAATAAGTAACACCATTTTCTCTATGAAGTGGACCGGGTTGTAGTTTTAAGTCTGCACCACACCAATTACATTTTTCTTTTTGCATGACTCTCCTTTATATTGTTAATTTCCATTGTAAAATATTGATCTAAAAGATTTTTTATTATTGAAATTTGCTTTTGTAATGTTTGTATTTCTACATTCTTCTCTGCATCTTTAATTTGTAATGCTTTTATTTCATCTTGAGCAGATTGTAATTCACTAGCTTTAATACGGCAATAATTTTCTAGCTTTTTAATATCTTTAAAGGCTTTAGTCCTGTTCTCGATCCCTTGATTTAATCTTATAAGTGTTTGCTCCCTAAATTCTGAAAGTGATTCAAATCTTTTTAAGAATTTATTTTCTAAATTAATTACTTTGATATCTATCTGATCGTTAGTCATGTTTTCCTTTCCAATCTTCTATTACTCTATCTAGCATATTGATAAAATGTCTCTCTGTATACTCGTTGTATGCAAAGACTCCATGTTTCTTACAATATAACTTAACTTCTCTAACTGCTCTTCTAATGTTTATTTCTGGTTTTCCTTTTTCTTTTTCTTCTAATTTCTTTAACATATATTCTCTTGTTTCAGCATCCATATATCCTCCTATTTAATACTCCCTATGGTTACGAGATTCTAGTTGTATATTAATATGTTTTTCTAAAAATGGTTCTACACATTCACAATGAAAATCATTATGAACAGCATCTATAATCTTTTCAATTTCACTTGTATCTAGCACATCATCTTCTCCTAGAAAATCATCTGCAAAACTTCTAAGAGCAGTTTCTTCTATATATATTATCATTTTGCCTTTTTAATTTTTGCGGTTTGGTACAAATTCGTCTATCTCTCTAATTACTCTTTTTAATTCTATTATATCTTCAGCATTCTCATTTGATTGAGATAAGTGTAATAGGTAGAAATTTATAGAATCTTTTACCAAATTAAGTTTCAAGTTTTGATTTTGATTAATTAGATGTAATATTTTTGCCATTTATCCTCCATGATAGTGTTTAAAAAATGTGGTTTGGTACAGACGAGCCTCGCCGACGTTTTTTTTACTTCCTCTGCACCGATTTTTATGTCGATGCAAAGGAATTTATTAGTTTTACAGCTTTATAAGTCCTGCTTTGTTTTTACCAGTTATTACTGCAAGAGACTTTTTCCATAGATGTATCAGATAGTTAGGCAATGCAAATATTGGTGTTGTAAGAAGATATACAACAAACATGCCAAATACTGACATATAGATGCCAATCTGTTTTGGAGTTACTGGAATCCCCATCTTGGATTTCAATTTCTGTATCTTATTGTATAAGAATTTTGAACCAGCAATGAATGTGTTTTCGACTGTGAATTGATTACTCATGTTATCCTCCATATACGATGATTAAAGTTAATGCAATATTCGTAGCTAATTGCATGAATATAGCAATGTCAAGTATCTTAGATCCTGTGATCCATTCTTTTTGTTGTAAAAATTTTGTAATCATATTACCCTCTTTTATTTTTATTTTGACTTGAAAACCAATGTCCCCATAAAAAAGCAATTACAATGGGAATCAATGGTATGAATGCAAAGCAAAAACCTACTACAAGTATTGAAAGTAGTAAGTTAGGTTTATGAGAAATCGAGTGGTCTATTTCCTTCGATAACGAACTCTTCGGGGTCTCCATCTTCATAGACTCGCTCTGTTGTATCGTATGAAATGTTTTGTTGTGAACTTTCTGTGTACTCGATCCAATTTTCCACATACATATTATTCTCCAGTTAAACTATTTGGGTTAAAATTAAAAGGAGACAGATCCCTCTGCCCCCTTTGTTATGGTTTAGGCACTCTTACGTAATGCCTTAGGAATGTAAACCTGACGACCATCGTGCATCATAGAATGTCTACGATTACGATATTTAATGCCTTTACTCTCTTTATCGGCATTATCTTGGTCGTAAGTTCTACAGTATTGTCTGTAAACTTGGAATGATAGTTCAGCACCATTTGTCTGATTAGGTGCAGTTTCAAATGATAAGGCACGATCTGCAATACCATCACCATTCTCTGCATCAACAACTATTTGTTGTGCCTCTTCCAAGTTTATTTCCAAGCGTAAAGTGGCATTCTGGAATATAGTTCCATCGTCCTTTTTACCTTGAGGCCAAACATCGAGGAACCCTATTGGACAAGCATTATATTTAACTTGTGAATTAAGGGTATCAATTTGATCTGCTTGAGCTTTATTTTCCTTTACTAATTTAGCAACTTTAGCTCGTTCTTTTGCAAGGCCTTCTTGGAGTTTTTTGAAGGCTTGTTGATCAATGTTTGCTTCTACTAATTTCTTTTCCATTGTACTATCTCGTTAGAATGTTAAAAAAAACAATAAAGAAAAGGAAAGATAATAAACCAGACCAGATCCCTGAGAACGCCTCAGAGCATCTAAATCAAACAACCCACCTTCCCTTCACCCAAAGGGAATTCTTTAAATGCACTGGCTTTGGTAGCTTGTCTGATCGAAGGTATCTGGATAATTAAGATAGATGCGAAGCACCCGAAGGGTTCATCCATTAGATGAATCTATCGTCATCTTTAGATGGAATTATCAGGATACGAGATCATTATGATTTGAACTATATATATATATAATATATATCTTGTTTATATAATTATTATATATTATCTATAATATCTATATTGTTTGTAATAATAATATATATGTTTATTGTTTAAATAGATTAACAGTATCCACGTTTTTTCTTCATGTATGGACATGATGATAAAGTTTTTTCACCCACCTATATTTTATATTTCCACTAATATCTTGTGTTACTTTTCTGCCACAGAATACAACAGCTCTTGAAGGGGCATGGGGGGGTCAAAAAAACGTCGGTCGAGGCGATCATAATCGTCCTAATACTCTACACGGAGGGAAATAAGGTGTTAAGTGCATTTAACAGAAAACAAAAAAATTAAATTTATATATTGCAATTTAAGAATTATGAATATATTTTAGGAATTAATTAAAATGATTTTTTAGGAGGAACTATGCTCAAGGAGCGTTCAACGACCTCAAAGTCTGCAAGGGATGAGCGGATGGACAGGGGCTTATTATGGGAAAAAGGAGGTACAATGTCTGGATATGGTAAAACTTCGAGATTAACTGAAACATCGCACAAGAGGGACAAGCATGCTGACAAGATTGCTCCAGCACAGACATGGATGGAGGGATTGAAAGACAATGAGACTCTGAAGAAGCAGAGAGGTATTGTATCAGCAGGGTAATGGATAAATCTAAGTTTATAGACACATTTGTTGAAACAGGCGATTATCTGTTGTCAATCCGTGAAGCTGGACTAAAAGATGAGAAGAACCCTTTTAAGTTGAAGTTAAAGGCAAAGGAACTTGTTGTAGAGAACAAAGACGAGATCAACAAGAAATTCCAGCAGAGGATGAAAGAAGGTGGGCCACAAGCCTTGACAGTTATCGAGCAATTGATGCATAGTGATAGCGATACTGTGAAGCTCAATGCCGCTAAAGAAATACTAGATAGGGGTGGATACAAAGGTTTTAGCGAAGAAGAGCAGGGAAGGACTGTGGAGGAGCTTAACGCACAATTAGTTGCACTTGTTGGTAAAGATGGTGCTAAGATGCTTGTAGGTGCATTTAGAAGCAGGAAAACTATAACTGGACCTCAACTGACTGATGGCTAAAAATAAAAAGATAAAAGTTTTACCCATGAATTTTAGTTATGGTGATCAAGGATTACCGGGAACTAAAGAAACTACTTTTAAAGAAATATTTGAAGGTAAGCGAAGGAGTACACTAAGAAAAGCAGGTACACATGGGTTACAAGTTGGGGAACTCGTTAATGTTAAGGATAAGGCTGGTAACTTAGGAGAAGTTAAAATTACAGGTATTAGAAAAGTAGACCCATCAATGGCAGAAGAGTTGTCCAAAACAGAAAGATGGACACCTAAATTTATTAAAAACTATATAAAATCAGGCGATTGGGAGCAAGTTTCATATGAACCTACTACAAGCAACCCCCCTAAAACCTCCTTCAAAAATGTAAATAATGCTGTGAAAAATCTACAAACACGCAAATCTGCAAGTACTCCAAGTAGGAAAGGCATCTTTATTCAGACTCCTTCTGGGGGTATTGACGATCCAGATCTCTTTAAAAAGAACATAACTAAAATATATCGTGAAGCTAAGCAGAGATATGGAGATGTTACTGTCTTGTTCCGTGATATTAGTAAAAAAGATAGTGGTGACCTCTTACTCAGACAATGGGCTGGTCAGGGTCTTACTGAGATTGAGAAAGCTCCCTATAAAACAAAGGCTGGAAGAGTGTGGAGAGCAAAGTTAGATGAAACAGGCAAGCCAAATATAACAAAAAGCAGGATACCCCTCCACAAAATTGGTGCTAATTTTAGGGATAAAGATAAAGTTGTACTTCAGAAGAGAATACAAGATCAATTAAAACATTGGGAATCTCAAGGTACTGTTCAAAGTATCTCAGTTAATACTTCAGGAGAGATAGTATATCCCGGGAAAGATACCAAGCCTCATTTTGAACGATTTGAAGAACTTACCAAAGAAGTATATACACCAGAAGGGGGTAAGAAAAAGTCTAGTATAGGATTAGGGTACGATAAAGGTGTCGAAGCATATCTTGATGAACTGGAAGATTTTGGATCACTTAATACAGCTGAAGGTAATAAAAAGATGCTTGCAGGAATACAAGTAATCGAAGAGAAAACAAAATCTTTTAAAAAGAATATAGCTAAAAATAAAACAACGGAACTTTATTCTGATAAGGTCTTGCAAAGAATATATAATATTAAAAAAGATTCCCCTCATCCTTTGCATTCCTTAGATAGATTGTCTACTGATATTGATACTGGTAAAGAATTTGTAGATACAGAAGGTAAGGGTATTGATACTGATATTGGTAAATATTATAAAAAGAAGCCCCCTACAGTTTCAGTTGATCCAAATGATGCCAGAAACATTCCTGATAGAAATAAACTCCAAAAAGGTAATGTAAAAGGTTCGAGGTTACAAAGTTTTAGTGACTTTCTTGATAGTAGCCAAAGGGTAGAAACTATTACTGCTACAGATAATATCTTAGTAAATGAAGAAGGTATAGCAAGAAGAGAAACAAAAACAGAATTAGTCAGGAAAGACCTTAAAAAATCAACAATTAAACGAAAGGGTATTACAAAACCCTATGATAACCCTGATGCCTTAGTACAAAATTACCAGCTTGCAGAAGTAACATCTACAGATGTGAATGCCTACGATGGTAGTGATCACGAGGATATTAAGCAATTAACAGAAGTTTCTGAAGCTGAACTTGATGAAAAAGAATTAAAACTTAAAAAACAAGATGAAGCAGTCAAAAGTATGAAAAAGTTCAGGAGATACAAAAATCCAACAAGAGCATTAAAAGCAGAAACAGAGTTTAGGAAAGAGTATTATGCTATTGATAATGAATATGCAAAAGAAAGTGATACATTATTTGATGTTACTGCCCATACTGATAAAGAAGCTAAAGAAAAACAAGTAAAAAAAGCTAGAGTTAAAACTACTGAAGTAGAGGATTGGCAAAGTCCTAAACAATATAGTGAACAAACAAAGACAGATAGGAGAAAAATTAATAAAAAATCCAATCCACTAGGTTTAATTGCTCCTACCAGTTCAACCCTCAGAAGACTTACAAAAGATGAGAAAGATAAAAAAATAATTGAAAAAATTATTGAAGGAAGAAGAGAAAGAGTAGAAGGTTCTCATCAAATGGAAGGGTTTTATATAACAAGACCAGAAGATACAACACCACAATTTTCAGATTCTGAGCAATATCCTCCTAGAACTAAAACAATAGAAACTCCTAAATCTATAGATCCAGATTTAAAAAGAAGTACTGGTTGGGTTTCATCGCAGTTTGGGATACAAAAGGCTAGACATCCAGTAGAAAGTAATATCAAAAGACTACCCGGTGGTGGATGGACATTTGAGAATAAATTTAAGGAATTTAGTAATAAAGCATCTAGAAGTATTCCTGCTCCTGAACCTGTTGTTGCTAAAGTTACTACAGAGGTCACTCCTCCATTAAAGAAAGCTACCACAACGAGAGCTTCTATTGAACAAAATTTAGCAACTAGAGCTAGTAATAAACAAAAGAAACTAACATTGTCTGCTCAAGAAGCCAGAACTGTTACAAAGAAAGTTCAAGAGCAATTATCTCCGAAGAAAACTAAGACAAAAGTAACAGCAAAGAAATCAACATTCGGTGCTGTTAAGTATTTGTCAAGATTTATGGTAGGTATTCCTCCTCTTGCGGCTTATTATTCGCTATCAGCGAAAAAAGCTGAAGCAAAACCAAAAGATAAAGATAAAGTAATAACTCCAGCAAATCTAGCTAAAGAAACTACCTCAATCTTATTTGGTAGCCATAGAGTATTTAGTGGTTATGGAGAAAAACCGGGATATATCAATAAGTTAGGGGTTGGTGGGGAATATGATCGTAAAGGGTTACTAAAACATTTTAATAGACCAAGAAATAAACCAATTAAAGGTGCTGGTGGTCCAGATACTCCATTTGCTAAATTTATGAACTATCGTAAGAAAAATCAGGCCATAACTAAGCAAATTAAGTATTAATGACAGATAAAACAGAATTAGCAATTGACATTGCTGAAAAAATTTCAGATATTTATGAGACTTCTAGATTATTAGAATATGATCCATATGATTACCAGAAACGTTTCCATAGTGCTAAAGATGCACAAGGTAGATTAGCAAGACAACGCCTTTTGATGGCGGCTAACAAAACAGGGAAAACATTTTGTGGTGCATGTGAAATGGCTTACCACTTAACAGGGAGATACCCTAAATGGTGGACAGGAGCTAAGTTTAGTAGACCTATTACTGCATGGGCGGCTGGAAATACTACTGCTAATACAAGAGATATTGTCCAAGCAGAATTATTAGGTGAACCCGGTGATGAAGACGAATTTGGTAAAGGTGCAATACCAAAAGAATATATTGTTGGCACTCCTTTACGAATGCCGGGTGTACCAAATGCATATCAAAGTTTGCAAGTTAAGCATGTATCTGGTAGAAACTCTAAATTGATATTCAAGTCCTATGAACAGGGCAAGATGCAATGGATGGGTAAGGCCGTAGATGTTACATGGTTAGACGAAGAACCGCCACAAGATATATATTCACAGGCTCTTCGAGCGGCACTTAAAAGTGGTGGTATAGTTTACATGACATTTACACCAGAATCAGGTATGACTGATGTTGTTACTCAGTTTATGACAAAACTAGGACAATCTCAGGCTTTATATCATGCTACTTGGGATGATGCAAAACATCTAAATGAAGATGTAAAGAAAGAAATATTAGCGGCTCTTCCTCCACATGAGAGAGATATGAGATCAAAAGGGATTCCAATTTTGGGGTCAGGTCTTGTATTTCCTGTAAGTGAAGAAGACTTAGAAATTGAACCATTCCCATTACCTGATTACTGGCCTAAAATATGTGGTTTGGATTTTGGATGGGATCACCCTACTGCGGCTGTCTGGATTGCTTGGGATAGAGATACCGATACAGTATATGTTTATGATTGTTATAGAAAATCGGCAGAAACTCCAGTAGTGCATTCAGCGGCAATAAGGGAACGTGGGGATTGGATTCCTGTAGTTTGGCCTCACGATGGTTCACAACATGATAAAGGATCAGGGAAGCCGTTAGCTGATTTGTATAGAAAGCAAGGGTTAAATATGATACATAAGCATTTTGAAAATAAAGAAGGAGGTATTGCAGTAGAACCGGGTATCATGGACTTGTTACAAAGAATGCAAACTGGTAGATTTAAAGTCTTTAAGTATTTAAGAGAATGGTTCGAAGAATTGAGAATGTATCATAGAAAAGATGGTAAAATAATAAAAGTACATGATGACTTAATGAGCGCAACACGGTATGCTTCTCAATCGTTGCAATATGCTTCATTAGGTAAGAAAAAGAAACGGCAGAGGAGAGCTATTACAGATTACGATTATTATGGTGCTTCACAGCAAAGGGCTTATTTATGATTTCTATTTATATGGAAAAAATGAAATAGATAATATTTGGGAATCTATAGAAGACCAAGTTGGTAGAACAGATGATGAGTTCTTAAATAAAGATGATATAAAAAAGTATTTAAAAGAAGGATACTATCTTTTATGTACAATTAATGATAAAACTAATAATATAGTTGCTGTAATTACTATTGAATTTGTCTACTATCCATCTCATAAGATGTGTAGAATAGTAACAATATCTGGCAAAGATATGGATAAATGGATAGATAAAGGAATTGCTTTATTGGAAGAATTTGCAATAAAACACGAATGTACACATATTGATATGTATGGAAGACGAGGTTGGAAAAAAATATTGAAAGATTATAAAGAAGATTGTATTTTATTAAGAAAAAGGTTATAACCCAAACAAAAAGGTAAATATGAAAATATATACAGAAGTAACATATAAATGGGAAAATGATTCCCTAAAACAAGAATCATCTAAATCATTTGATTATTCTGGTGAAGTTTCATTATGTAAAGGAGGCGGTGGGGGTCCTCTGAATAATCTTGCCGGAGCAGTAACAGAAGGAATTAGTAATACAGCAGAAGCTATAACAGATACTACAGAAATTATAAAAGATCCTGCAGGAGCAATCGAAGGTGGCCCGGGTGGTACATTAGGGCAAGTAGTTGATACTGTTTATGGCGGTACTACAAAAGATCTAATGGATCAAGCACAAGGTAAAACAGATGAAGGTTCTGCAGTAGTAGCGGCTACTGAAGAGCCAGAAGATTATATTGCTCAAGAAGGAACAGGAACAGTTGCTATGGGTGGAAGAAAGGAAACAAGGGCTAGAGGTATGACTAATACTGGTTCTACTGGAGCAACTAGATTAACAAGTTCTATGCCTGTGGCTTAATAACTCAAGAGTTAATACATGGATTACCAAAATAATGAACTTGGTTCAGTTATAGATCGGCAACATGAGAAATTAAAAAATAATAGAAGGAATTGGGAAAGACAATGGCAAGAAATGGCTGAATATGTCCTCCCACATAGAGCCGA